CTTCTGGTAGAAAACTTATGGGATTATCTGCAGGATGTTACTTGCATCATAAGGAAAACTATGCTAAAGCTACACAGCAAATGTGGTGGAGTGGACTTGTAGTTAAACGTAATGTATCTAAAGGTGAATATGATCTTGAGATGATTGAGTATAATACAATAAGGAGAAAATATGGTAAAAGATAAACGTGAATATATAAAAAAGATAGCACATAGTACTGACATAACTTATGAAAATGAAGTAAAGTTTGATAGTGTAAATTCACCTGCACATTATAAGTATGGTAAAAAAGAAACTATAGATGTGATTAGTGATTGTATGACTAATGATGAGTATCATGGATATTTAAAAGGCAATGTCTTGAAGTATGTATCAAGATATAAATTTAAAGGAGAACCATTAGAAGATTTAGAAAAAGCACAATGGTATTTAAATAGACTAGTAAAGGAGGTCAAAGATGGGTCAAGTTAAACAAGCAATAATAGAAGTAGAAGACTTTGTAGCAGGGTGTTTACAAAAAGGTAGAACACTAAATCAAACAATTAGAGATGCTAGAGAATCTGTAGCAGCTAAGACTAATCCTTATTTAGATGATGAGGAATTAGTTGAGAATAAATACTATCAATTTAAAGGAGCAGAGTAATGAGAGATATGTTTATAGAAGCCTTAACAGCTAAGTATGAGGCAGATATAAAAGTAGCTAAAGCTACAATAAATGTGTACATGGATAAGTCTGTAGATATAGGTGAGCACCCACAGTTTATACATGAAATTGATAAGCAACTAGAATTAATTGCTAGTGCTGAAGAAAAAATAGAAATGTTAAAAAAACATTATCCAACAGATGATGATATACCATTTTAATAGGGGGAAAGATGAGTAAAGAAGTAAAACCAAAACAGTATCTTGTTGATGCTGAACAATTAAAAGACATGATGAAATACCTTATGACCAGGCCATATGGTGAGGTGTATTCTTTAATGAATCAAATGGCACAACTTAAACCTTTTAATCCAGAAGGAGATAAAGATGTCGGAAAAAAATAATATAAATAAATTTACTGGCATATTGTTTGAATTAAAAATAGGATTAAACAAAGACAATGCAATTGTGATTGATTATGGGGGTAAACCTGTAGGTAAAATTAGAGAAGCGTTAAAGGCTTACCCATACCATGGCAACTTATGTGCTGCGGTAATTAATCATGCTAACTCTGTAGGTAAAAAATTAGAAACTGACATAAGGCAAATTATTCAAAAGGTGTAATATGAAACTAAGGGAAAAGAAAGACGTAAGAGATATAATAAAAAAAGAAGAAATACATCTAAACAATTTATTAGAACAAGAAGATTTATCTGCATTCAAAGGTATGGTAGATGAATTAAGAGATACTTGGACTAAGAAACAAATGTTTAGAACAGAAACAGAAGCAAGGTTTTCTGTGCTGCAAGACAATAGATACCCAACTAAAGCTGCAAAATATTGGCAGTGTGTTAGGGAACAATCTAGTTACTTAGATAACCTAATGACTCTATCATTTGATTATAGAAGGAATGAAGCAAAGATTAAATGGTTAGAAGGTAAAATAGAAAAAGAAGAAGATGAATATAAAGCAACTAAATATCAAATAGATTTAGATGAAGCTAAATTTGGTAAAGCATCTATGGAAAAAGTTGCAAAACATAGAATGAGAGAAATTAAAATGTGGTCTAAATTAAAAGGTGAATTTAATGATGGATCATTTAATGACAAAGATGTTAACCAACATCAACTTGAATCATATGGTATACAATATCATGAGAAAGCTAAAACTTTAAATGAAAACTCAAGTGAAGCAGAAATATTCAATGTTATGGGTCAATTACAATCATTACAAAGGATTAAAAAATCTGGTGAATTAGAACAAAGTTATGAAAAGAAAGAACAAATAACTCAGCATGGAAAGCCAAAAGATTAATTTTGATTTTGTATTCTTAGGTCAGTCTATTTTAAAGTATCAAGTTCCTCTTGATATATTTGAAATAATTAATCAAATCTATGAACAAAATTTTCATAACCTTGCACCTGCTAATGGTCAGTTAGTGGGTAAGATTGAAAACGAACATTCATTATTTTATAATGGTCAAGACCAAACAAAGATGAATAACCATAATTTTTTACCAAGAAATATAACAGATTATTTTATGACTATGTTTAAACATTATTTAACATTTAATAAAATTAAAGATTATGATCTACACCTTAACTCTATCTGGGTTAATGAGATGCAGCAGCATGAATATAATCCTGCACATATACATAGAGGTATGTTATTTACTGGGCTGTCTTCTGTTATGGTTTTAAAATTACCATCAACATATGGTAAAGAATACTCAGCAGGTCACGTTAAACAAAATGGTAGGCTACAAATATTGGGAGCAGCCAATGGTCAATTTGCAAAGATAGATTACCAACCACCCATGGATCTTAGAGACTTTTATATTTTTCCATATGATATGAGACATACAGTTTATCCTTTTAATGGTACTAATGAAACTAGAAGAACACTTGCTGCAAACTGTGATGTACAATTTGATCCAATAAAAAATAGAGGGGCTGTATGATTAACGAACCAAGATGGAAATCTTATATAGTTGAAACTACAATACCAATCTTTACACCTGAACAATGTAAAATGATTATTCAAGCTGGTCGTTCAGAACCTAAACGAGAGGCCTATGTTGGAAACAAACAAGGTATTAAAGGTGGTGAGTTAGACACTAAAACTAGAACTTCACATATTAGTTGGATACCATTTAAAAAAATGAATGACATGTATAAAGATATAGAAAAAATTATGAAAACCACAAATGGAAATCATTTTGGTTTTGATGGAATGGCTATAAATGAAATGGCACAATACACAGAATATCCAGAAGGAGGGTTTTATGAATGGCATGTAGATAATGATGTGAACATGGCTCACGAACCACCTGTAAGGAAAATATCTATGACTTGTTTATTATCTCCTGAGAATGAGTTTGAAGGCGGTGATTTAGAATTAATGACTGAAGGTAAGGTTGCAAAAATAAAACAAGGACACGCTATATTTTTTGCATCTTTTATAAGACATAGAGTAAAACCTGTAATACGAGGCAATAGAAAATCTTTGGTGATGTGGTTTGGGGGAACACCATTTAAATAATGCATAGAGATTTACATTTTCCAACACCTGTCTATATTGCAGATATAAAACATCCAACTCTTAATCAAGAACTAGAGAGAGATATTATAGAGTGGTCTAACAAAGATAAAGGTATAACAAGAACTAATGTTCAAGGTTGGCATTCAACTACTAATATGGCTGAGTTACCTGAGTATAAAAAACTAGTTGATATGTTATATGCTTGTCAAAAAACAATATATGAACAAGAGCATTTAGATAGTGAACCTTATCTTGGTAATATGTGGGCCAACATAAATCCACCAGGTGGAATGAATCGGGCACATCAACATCCAAACTCTTTGTGGTCAGGTGTATACTATATCAAAGCACCTAAGAACTCAGGTCATTTAAAAATAGATGATCCAAGAGCATCAGCTGCAATGGTTAGACCTAAACAAAAAAAAGGTCAAGTGCCTCCAAGATTATTTAGAGAAACACATTACGAACCTATTGCTGGAAGATGTATTATGTTTCCATCTTGGTTAATGCATTGTGTTGATCCTAATAATTCTAATGACATAAGAATATCAGTGTCATTTAATTTTTTACAGAAAGGTATGTTTGTATGATAGTACACAAAGATTTAATAGTATTTAGAGAAGCACATTTACAAACAGAAAAAGGTAGAATGCTTCAGACAAGAAATGAAAAATGGAAAAAATTAAAAGCAGATATAGAAAAAAATGGTATAATTAATCCTTTAATATGCACTGAAAGAGATGGTAAGTATAGACTCTGTATGGGTATGAGAAGATTTATTGCAGGATGTTTATTAGGTATAGACTATTATGAAATAGAAGTGGTTCCTAACGAAGAACCAGATACATTAGTAAACCCAACAAAAAAATATAAAACTAAACACAAGGATGGAACTGATGTTTCAAAATAAAAAATACCAAGTAATTAAAAATGCAGTGTCATATGAATTAGCTAATTTTGTATTTAATTATTTTATGCTTAAACGTGATGCAGTAAGTTGGATGTATCAAAATAATATCATATTTGATAATGGTATGTTTGGTACATGGTCAGATCAACAAGTACCAAATACATATTCTCATTATGCAGATCCTGTAATGGAAACTTTAATGATGAAAGTATTACCAATAATGAAACAAGAAACAGGTCTAGAGTTATTGCCTACATACTCTTATGCTAGAATATATAAACATGGAGATATATTAAAACGACATAAAGATAGACCTAGCTGTGAGATATCTACAACTGTTCATTTAGGTGGTGACAAGTGGTCTATATTTATAGATGGTACGGGTAGTAATAATGTTATTGATGAATACAAAAATATACATAAGCCTAATGCACCAAAAGGCACTGAGGTTATGCTAGATGTAGGAGATATGCTTGTATATAGTGGGTGTGAATTAGAACATTGGAGAGAGCCATTTGAAGGTAATACTTGTGGTCAAGTATTTCTTCATTATAATCATGTAAATGGCCCTTTTGCTAAAAAAAATATTTTTGATGGTAGACCTATGCTAGGAATACCACCAATAAAAAAAGGCCCCTAGAGTAAATACTCTAGAAGCCTTTGTTGTTGCCTGCTGGGGGAGTCTTTATGGCTCCCCTTTTTTTTATTTTATATTAACAGTTCCAAGCCCTTAGTGACTTATTAATTCTACTGTTTGGATCTCTAGCTGTCTTTGCAGATGTAAGTTTCTTCTTCATCCCTTTCATCCTCGCACAGAAGCTAGCACGCCTTTTGTTACCAACTTTTTTACTTGGAGCCTTTAAGTTTCCCCCAGTTGATTTATTGTAGGATGCACGACCTTTAGCATTTAATCCACCTTTAGGATTCTTACCTTCTTTACGTTGCCATGCTGGTGTTTTTGTCATTATCTTTTTTTCTTTCTAAGCATAGCAAAATCTTGTCTAGTTAATTTGCCATCTTTATTTGAATCTAATTTTTTTCTGTTACCCATTACTTTTTTCTTTTTCATAGGTTTCATTTTTTTCATTCCGTACATTATTTATATCTCCTATATTTAGATGTTTTTTTAGCAATACCTTTCGGTTGTTTTACAAATTGTTTACCTGCTGCTTTACCTTTTCTTTTTGCTGCTGTTGTTCTTGCGTATTCTGAAGATGACATTGATTTAATAGCCTTCTCTGGTAAATATCTTTCACCAGTTTCAGAAGACTTCTTGCCAGATTTAGTTCTCCATTTCTGTTTGCCCCATGCTTTTAGGCTTCTTTGACTCTTTGCAAGTGCCATTATTTTTTTCTCCCTTTTCTTATAGCTTCTTTACCTTTTTTAAATATAGATGCTACCTGCGTTTTACCCATAACTTTTGCTCTCTGTTCTCCAACAGTTAATATTTGGATTTTTCTTGCAAATGGTTTAGATACCTTTTTAACTTTTGCAACAGTTTTACGAGCATCAGCAGGAGTCGCAAACTTAATACCAACAGTGTCTTTAGGATTCTCATCAGTATATAATCTACGACCAGAACCTTTTGGTTTTTTACCTGTTCCTACTTTAGGATCTTTTTTTTTTGCCATTACCTATTACACTCTGTAAAGATTTAGCTTGTCCTGCGTGTAATTTAGAGGCTTTCTTTAAACCTTTAATTACTTTTTTTATTTTTGCTTTTGATTTTTTCATTACTTATATCCCCCTCCAGCTTTCTTATATGCTTTAGCTAAGGCCTGTGCTTTTCTTGCACTCCATTGGCCTGCACCTGTACCATGAGATGCTTGTGCTTTTATTCTATTGAATATTTTTTTTCTCATCCCAGGTTTTGTGTAGTTGCCTGCTTTATTTACTGTGCTTTTCTTCTTCGTCATCGCTTAACTCCTTAAAATGATAATCATAACTACCTTCCTCATGTTCGTCAGTTATCTATTTAGAACTAGTTTCAACTGTCCATCTTCTATTATTAACTAATCTATTGATGAGGGGTTTTTCGTTTGGATCAGAACCTATTGATGCATCAAAGACTCTTAGTCTATTGTTGGGTTGTATTGCATAATTACCATCATCTAATTCTAATACATGACCACACTTATGTTGATCTGGATGCTGTGAATATCCAAAATCTAATTCGTTAAAATCTCCTGGGCCCCAATCAATGGTAAATAAATATGTACCTACACGTTTTACTTTACGTCTAGATATATATTGCATTTTATTTCCTGCTATTTCATAGAATGTAGTGACACTTACATTGTAACTAAAACTATCCCACATTACTAATTCATTAAGTGGTAACTCTTTTACACCTGGTTCTTTACAAAATGCAGATATAGGTGCTCTCCACCATAATCCACCATCTTCCATCATAAAATGAAATAAGGGTACTTGATTTGGTATAGAACTAAAACCAAATATAGCACAGCCAAAGTATTTATCAAAAGAATCTTTTTGATCTCTTAGATAATTACCTCTAACATAGCACTCTATGATAGGTATGTTAGCGTTTAGATACACTAGTTTGCTAATGGGTTAGAAGATTTAATTTTAATTTCTTCTATCTGTATCTTTAATAATTCTATTTCTTTTTCAAGTATTTTTACAGCAGAATCATCATGTGAATGGTCAAAGTCATGGCTATGAGAAGTATCTTTATTTTCTAATGCCGTAACTTTTTCTTCTAATACAGCTATATCTGCTGACCAGTCTTTGCCACCAGATGCTCCCTCTAATGCATCTAGTTTAGTCACGATTTCACCATACTTTACAAAGCCACCACCTATTGCTGCGATAACCCCAAGTAATGCTGCTACACCTGCTAATTGTCCTTTAATTTTATCCATTTTTTAATTGCTCCAGTTCTATTAGTATTTGTTTTTTCTTTAGATTTATTTGATTTAGTTTTTCATTTACAATAGCTATAGGATCTGTTGATGTATAACTAGCTAAAGTTCTATCTTCATATAGTTGTCTCAAATCCTGTATTTGTATTTGATCTAAATAAATATCTTTACTTTTATAGAAGGGTATATCGTATAAATCAAGAGATGCTTGGTCACTTGCCATTGCATCTAACTTAATTATATTTTTTATTTGTAAATTCTTTGAGATATCTTTAATATCTTTATCAACTTTGTCCATAATTTTTACTAGGTTAGCCTTGATTGTTTCTTTCGATTGTATATTTTTTTGCTTTGCATTACTTTCATTCTTAACTTCGGCAGTCTTAGTAGTTTCGCTATTGGGTTCTTCTTCTTTTTCATTAGGTTCCTCTGCCATTTTTGTAGGTTCTTCTTCGATTACTTCTTCTTCAGTAAACTCTTCTTCAACTGCTTCTTCTTCAAGCATTTCTTCTTCAATCATAGACTCTTTTTCCATGGCAAACTCTTCTATAATTTCTTCTTCCACCATTTCTTCTTCCATTATCATCTCTTCAACCATTGTAAGCATAGGCTCAAAAGATAATTCTTCTTCCATTTCTGGCTCTTCAAAGAAAGTTACAAACTCTTCAAATAATTCTTCTATTTCTACAAACTCTATGTATTCAAAAACATCTTCTAAATCTTCAAATACTTCGCCAATCTCTTCTACAATTTCATTATCTAATACAGAACTATCATAAGTCATAGTAACAGATATGTTGTCTACATTTGGCCCACCTAAAGTTGCAGGTGCATTAGCATCTGTTGCAGATATATCTATGTTACCTGTATATGACCCTGTGCTATTATAGATTAATCTATCAGTAAAGTTAGCACCATCTATGTCAGTAACATCAGTTCTAATATTAGTATTTGATGCAAGTACATTACCTTCAGAATCTTTTATAGTAAGTTTGTTAGTAAATGTATCTGCATTACCTTGCCCACCCCAACACCCAGTGACGTTGCACTCGCCATTTTGTACTTCAATAGTTGAATCTAATGTTATCCCATTGTCCAACATATTTTGGGTAATAGTGTCAGAACTTAAATCAAAGTCTTGATTAATAGAACCACTATCACCAAACTCTACATCATAATTACTAGGAACATTATTTAATTCACAGCAATCATTTAATACTTCTACATCACCAGACGTAGTCCAACCATTAGCATTACCAGTTTCAAAGTTACCATTGGTAATTAAATTACCTGTAGTTATTTCTTCTGCTTTAGCACCAAGAATAACTAGGGTTAGTATTAAAAACGTAGCTAACCATTTCATTCTAATATAAGTTTTTTAATTGACTTTGATCCGTCTATGTTCGACTCAAGCTCAGCCATTGACTTTATGCACTGGTACTGAATATTATCTCTTGTATTCGTTCTCATTGCAACTCTCTTACCTTTTAAACATTGTGACATAGACTCTTGTATTCTATGTTCTTTGATTTCTCCATTTATAATCATAAGCAAAGCTATAATTAACTCTGTCATCAATGTGCTCCGTTTCCGTTTGCCCTTACTTTATCTTTTAAATCTTCAATATCACTTAATGCTTTGTCTAATTGATCTCTTAAAAATTCTATATTAACTTTGTTAGTCATATTCATTTCTTGAGTTTCTTCCATTTTCTCAACGGATTTATAAAGATCTTCCAATAAAAAATGTTGCTCTTGATCCACAGGTACTTGCTCAGATTTTTTGAGTAGATCATTTTCAAATAATTCTCTAGATGTCTCCAGAGATACTAACCTCGCAGTCAGCTCCGTGTATGCGAACACGCCCATTGCAACGAGCACGATCAGGCTAGCTACGGTTTTCATCGGCATCTGCACAGCAGCCTGCTCTGAAATTTTTAGTGGCTTATTGCTCATCTTTTTCTTTTTCTTTTTAATATTTTAACCCTTGAATGCCAGCACCATTCAGTCATTTTAATAGTATATGTTTCTACAAATGATATTGCATTATCTAATGCACCAAAAAAATTATATATAAATTTATCTATCATCTAGGATGTTTCCACTCTTTCATCTTTTCTTTGTTTTCTAATTTTTTATCAGCTATAGCTTTTTCTTTATCCATAGCATCTAATTCTGCTGTAATCTGTGCTTGTGCTTCTTCATCAGCTTTCTTTCTATCTTCCATACGTTTTACATATGTATCATAATCTGGTCTTTCATGGTCATACTTAGACCACAATGCCTGTGCATCTTTACCTATCTTACCATC